CTAGAGAAGAAACGGGAAATAAAGGCTTGTAGAGAGGATTTTCTGGCCTTCTGCGCTTATATCTACCCGGACTGGAAGGAAGGCCCCCACCACCGCTATTTAAAGCCTATCCTGCATGATGTAGACGTGGGCAAAGAGACGCGGGTGACGATCAGTATGCCCCCACGCTTCGGTAAATCCGAGACGGTGGCCTATTTGTTCATTGCATGGCACTTAGGCAGGCATCCGAACCACCACATCATGATGGCGACGCACACGGCGGCGCTGTCGGCAGACTTCGGGCGCAAGATCAGAAACCTTCTGGATACGCCAAAGTACAAAGAAATCTTCCCAGAAACGGTCGTTTCCAAAGACAAGAGCGCCGCTGACAACTGGACTACGACTGCGGGCGGTAAGTACCTTGCGATTGGTATTGGCGCTAACGTGGCAGGACATGGCGCACACATGCTTGTGGCCGACGATCTTGTATCCGAGCAAGCTGTTCTAGCAAATCCCGATAATGCGTTTGCTACTGCGTGGGAGTACATGCAGGTCGGCCCCTTGCAGCGGTTGATGCCGGGCGGGCGCATAGTCATGATTGGGACGCGGTGGGGGAAGAAAGACCCTATCGGGCGTGCGCTTGCTTGGGCTGAGAACAATCCGGGTAGCACACCTTGGAATGAAGTCAGGTTCCCGGCAATATTGCCGTCGGGCAAGAGCCTCTGGCCTGAGCAGTGGCCAGTCGAGCAGTTATTGGCCAAAAAAGCCGGTATGCAGCCCCAGTTCTGGGCCGCTCAGTACATGCAGGAGCCTACCTCGGAAGAAGGTGCGCTGCTCAAACGCGAGTGGTGGAAGTTTTGGACGAGAGATACGCCTCCAGACGTTGAATTCATCATTCAAGTATGGGATACGGCCCACGAAACGAAGAACCACAGTGACTACAGTGCCTGTATTACATGGGGCGTGTGGTTCAACGAAGAGACAAGCCGGCATGAAATCATCATGCTCAACGCCATAAAAGGCCGCTGGGAGTTCCCTCAACTCAAGCAAAAGGCGCTAGATCAGTACCAAGAATGGCAACCAGAGTGTCTGCTCATCGAGAAAAAGGCTTCTGGTGCCCCGCTGATCCAAGAATTGCGTCAGATGGACATGATTGTTGAGGAGTACAGCCCCTCACGCGGAGCCCAGGGCGTCGCTAACGATAAAAGAGCCCGTGTAAACTCTATTGCACCATTGTTTTTTGATGGCGTGGTGTGGGCACCCGAGCATCGCTGGGCGATGGAGGTCATCAACGAGTGTGCGGAGTTTCCGAACGGAGAGCATGACGACTTCGTTGACTGCGTATCATTAGGACTGTCGCGCTATAGACGCGGAGGGTTTGTGTCGCTATCTTCTGACCGTCAAGACGAGCCGAAATACTTCCGCCGTCAGTCACACGCCTACTACTAACCTCACCAAATACGACTGAAACAAACATGGCCACCAACTACATGGACAAAAGCCTGTATCAAGCCCCTCAAGGACTTGGTTTTGCGGCAGATCAAGACAGCGGAGCAGAGCCTATCGAGATCGAGATTGTGGACCCTGAAGAGGTCAACATCGGTATTGACGGGCTGGAGATCAGCTTGACCAAAGGCGAGCCCTCTGCCGAGGACTTCAACGCCAACCTCGCCGAGTTCATGGATGAGGGTAAGTTGCAGGCGCTGGCCTCCGAGCTGGAGAATGATATTCAGAACGACCGCAACAGCCGCAAAGACTGGGAACGCGCCTATGTGGACGGGCTCAAGCTGCTGGGGCTGAAGTACGAAGAGCGTACCGAGCCCTGGAACGGCGCCTGTGGCGTGTTCCACCCCATGATTACCGAGGCGGTTGTACGCTTCCAGAGCGAGACCATCACGGAGACCTTTCCGGCAGCGGGGCCGGTCAAAGCTAAGGTGATTGGTAAAGAAACGCCACAAAAGACGCAGGCGGCAGAGCGTGTGGTGGCCGACATGAACTATCAGCTCACCGAGCGTATGCCTGAGTTCCGCTCTGAGCACGAGAGAATGCTGTGGAACCTGCCCGCAACCGGGTCGGCGTTCAAGAAAGTCTACTTCGACCCCAGCATTGACCGACCTGTTTCCGTTTTTATCCCCGCTGAAGACATCTTGCTCCCCTACGGCGTCTCCGATGCCCGCAGTTCGCACCGCGTCACGCACGTTATGCGTAAGACCAAGAACGAGTTGGTCAAGCTCCAGCACGCCGGGTTCTACCGTGACATTGACATCGGAGAGCCAGAGCACACCAAGGATGACATCCAGAAAGCCAAGGACGAAGAAACCGGCTTCAGTGACCTCAACGACGAACGCTTCGTGCTGTATGAGGCGTGCGTAGACCTCGACCTGCCAGGGTTTGAGCACGAAGAAGATGGCGAGCCTACCGGCATCGCGCTGCCTTACGTGGTGACCATCATCAGAGGCACCAGCACCATCCTGTCTATCCGCCGTAACTGGCGTGAGGATGACGAGTTCAAGCTCCGTCGCCAACACTTTGTGCAGTACAACTACATCCCTGGCTTCGGTGCGTATGGGTTCGGGCTGTTCCATCTTATCGGCGGCTTCGCCAAGTCGGCCACGTCGATCATGCGGCAGTTGGTGGACGCCGGTACGCTGTCTAACCTCCCAGGCGGTCTGAAGTCCAGAGGGCTGCGGATCAAGGGCGACGATACCCCCATCGCTCCAGGCGAGTGGCGAGACGTAGACATCGGCTCTGGCTCCATGCGGGACAACATCCTGCCCCTGCCGTATAAAGAGCCTAGCGGTACGCTGTATCAGCTCCTGAACACCATCGTCGAGGAAGGTCGTCGGTTCGCTGCTACTGCGGACATGCAGGTAGGCGACATGTCGGCCCAGGCTCCAGTAGGTACTACTCTGGCGCTGTTGGAGCGGCAGCTTAAGGTGATGACGGCAGTGCAGGCCCGTGTGCACGAGGCGCTGAAACAAGAGCTGAAGCTGCTCAAGGACATCATCGCCGACTACGCCGATGCGAGCTACAGCTACGAGCCCGAGACCGGACGCCCTGCGGCACGTAAGGAGGACTTTAGCTATGTCGAGATCATCCCGGTGTCCGACCCCAACGCCACCACGCTGGCGCAGCGCGTCGTACAGTACCAAGCAGTCATCCAGCTTGCCCAAAGCGCCCCACAGATATACAACCTGCCCCAGCTCCACCGAGGCATGCTTGAAGTTCTTGGAATTAAGAACGCAGACAAGCTAGTCGCTCTCCCCGAGGATCAGAAGCCCGTAGACCCGGTGACTGAGAACATGAACGTTCTCAAGGGTAAACCTCTGAAAGCGTTCGTGCACCAAGACCACGAGTCACACATCCGAGTGCACACCGCTGCAATGCAGGATCCGCTCATCATGCAGCTCGTAGGACAAAACCCACAGGCCCAGGCCATGATGGGGGCCATGCAGGCACATATTGCCGAGCACGTTGGCTATGCCTACCGTCAGAAGATCGAGCAGCAACTCGGCATGTCTCTGCCACCCGAGGACGAACCCCTGCCGCCAGAAGTGGAGACGGCCCTCAGCACCATGATGGCCCAGGCCGCACAGCAGGTTCTGCAAAACAGTCAAGCAATGGCCGCCCAGCAGCAAGCGCAGCAGCAAGCGCAAGATCCCGTCATTCAGATGCAGCAGAAAGAATTGCAGCTTCGTGCCAAGGAGTTGGATCTTAAAGAGAAGAAATTGACTCTCGATGCCGCAGCGCAGGCCGACAAGATTGATATTGAGCGTGAAAGAATGGAGAACACCTCCGAGCTGGCACTGCTCAAAGCATCTAAAGATAACGAGCACAAGCAAGCAATGCTCCGAGCACAACAACAGCGCGAAGGTGTCCGGATGGGTATTGACATCGCTAAGAGCAAAGAACAGGCTGAAATTGCGCGACAATCCGCAGCAAGACAAAACAAACCGAGTAAAGAATGATTAAAGACTTCGCACGCGTATTGCGCGAAAAAATACGCAACGATATGAATAACTACGCCGATGACCTCGCAGGTGGGGGTTGTCGGTCGTTTGAGGAGTACCAAAAGCTCTGCGGCGTGATTCACGGCCTAGCGACCGCAGAGGCACACCTACTGGCCCTGCTAGAGAAAGTCGAGCAATCAGATGAGTGAAATCATTCTGCCTCCAGGCATCAGCCTGCCCCCCACCATTCAGCCTATTGATAAACCTGAGAATGCTCCACAGGAACAAAAGGCTACACAGGTGCCCCAGCCTACTGGCTACAAGCTTTTGTGCGTCGTGCCGGACGTTTCTGATAAGTTTGAGAACTCCTCAATTATCAAGGCCGACTCGTTCATGCGAAGCGAAGAACACGCTACCACAGTGCTGTTCGTGCTGAAGGTAGGCCCCGATGCATACAAGGACTCGACTAAATTCCCCTCTGGCGCGTGGTGTAAAGAAGGCGACTTCGTGCTGGTTCGCACTTACTCCGGCACACGGTTCAAGATTTACGGTAAAGAGTTCCGCCTCTTGAATGACGATCAGATCGACGCCGTTGTTGAAGATCCCCGTGGCATTAGCCGCGTTGCCGTGTAAGGAGACATCATGGACGACTACAAATTTCCAGACGAAAAAGAACCGCAGGCCGCAGCCGACAATGACGAGTTTGAAGTAGAGATCGTTAGCGACGTTCCAGAACAGGACCGAGGGCGTAAACCTCTTGACCGACAAGTCGATGATCCGTCTGACGACGAGCTTAGTAACTACTCTGACGGCGTTAAAAAGCGCATCAAAGAATTAACCCATGCGCGTCACGATGAGCGTCGGGCTAAAGAAGCTACCCTACGTGAAAAGCAAGAGCTTGAGCGTGTGGCCCAGGCGCTTATCGACGAGAATCGCAAACTCAAGCAGCAATATAACGAAGGTGCCAAGCAGTATGCAGAGACGGCTACCTCTGCTGCCGAGATGGTTCTGGACAATGCTCGCAAGAAACTCAAAGCCGCACACGAAGCATTTGACACTGATGCAATCGTGGCAGCACAAGAAGAACTCGCAGAAGCCAAAATGCGAGTGCAGCAGGCGCAATATGTAAGGCATGCTGCTTTACAACCACGAGAAGAAGTGGTACAACCCCCTCAACAAGTATCTCAGGCACCTCAAGTCGATGAAAAGACGCTGCGCTGGCAGGCAAAAAACCAGTGGTTTGGGGCAAATGGATACGAGGACATGACCAGCTTTTCACTAGGGCTGCACCAGAAGCTAGTGAACTCGGGGGTAGACCCTCGCTCAGATGAGTATTTCGAGCAGATTGACGCTCGCATGCGTTCGGTTTTTCCGGACT